CAACCGATGCTACACATTATCTAACTTTTGTTACGGACGATAATACTAGTGCAACTGCTGAAAACCTTTACACAGATTCTGGTATTACATACAATCCAAACAGCGGCTTGTTTACACTTGCAGGTAATATACTTCCAGATGCAAACAACACAAGAAACATTGGTGCAGATACTACTGGCAGATACAACACAATTTATGCTACGGTATTTGACGGTACTGCTACCGAAGCACTATATGCTGACTTGGCAGAAAACTATCTAGGTGACGCTGCTTATGAGCCAGGTACGGTTCTTGTGTTTGGTGGTGAAAACGAAGTTACGGTGTGTGCAGCAAAAGGTGATAGACGAGTTGCAGGTGTTGTAACAACTAATCCAGCTCACTTGATGAATAGTCACTTAAAAGGAGATAATGTAGTAGGATTAGCACTTACAGGTCGTGTACCATGTAAAGTAATAGGTCGGGTTGAAAAAGGTGACTTGCTTGTTACGAGTGCAGTGCCTGGTTATGCAATAGTCGATAATGATGCAAAAGTTGGTACCGTTATTGGTAAAGCTCTTGAAAATAAAACTGATATGGATAAGGGCGTCATTGAAGTAGTAGTAGGGAGAGTATAATGGCAAAACTAACAATTAATGTAGGGTCGAGCGCAAACAGCGGAGGTGGTGACGCACTCCGCGATGCAATGGTTAAAATCAATAGTAATTTTGACGAGTTGTATAATACCTTAGGAAGTGTGAGTGCATTAGAAGATGGACAACTGAGAGCAGATATACAAGGTAGTATATTTGCAGATGATAGTACATTACTAGTTGATGCTGTAAATGGTGAGATTCCAGGGTATGTAAGTTTAGCAACACTTCAAAGTGTTGTTGCTGCTAGTGCCGATTTTGCTGACTTCCAAACTAGGATTGCAGCATTAACATAAATATTAGAAAGAACAGGATTTAGAGAATGGCAAATAGATTTCCACTTATAGTAGATACAGACGACGGTAACAAAATCAAAGAATTACCAAGTGGTGATTTTTTAGATATGACAGGCAGTGGACTTGCTAATCTTACTGGCATTACTTTGTCTAATACACTTACTACTGCAAATGCAACAATATCTGGATCACTTAATGTTACCGGTACGGCACAATTTGCCAGTTTAGACGCATCTACTATAACTATCAATGGTAGCAGTATTTCATCAACACAAGTACAATCAGATTGGAATGAAACCAATGATGATAGTGCTGCATTCATTTTGAATAAACCAACTATTCCAAGCAGTGTATTTGATTTAAATGACTTTAGGTTTGCAGCGCAAGAAGGTGCAAACGGTGATACTTTACAACTTACTAAGCCTTCAGGAGATCCATCAAGTTGGAGTATAAGATTTAGTGCCAGCGCAGGTGGCGGACTACAATATGGCGATCTAAGCGCAAGGGTCGGTGACGAAAACGGTACAGGTAATTTAAGTTATAATTCAGGTAACGGTGAATTTACTATTAACTTTCCTAATATAGGTGGTGATAGCTATATTAGCGTAGCATATGATCAAGGTGATCCTGGCATTGTATTATCATGGACAAATCCTGGGTATTTAACATATAACATAGCAGACGACAATGATGCAAATAATAATAATTTTAAAAGTGCATCAAGAAAGTCAATTAATGTTTTAAATAGATCTCCAGGATATGATGGTGCAGGTACAGCAGGCGAACTACGTTATGATAACACAACAGGACAATTTGATTTTATTCCTCCAGACTTAGCAGGACTTGGCGGCGGCGGTATTACCGACATTGTAAACGATACTACTCCACAATTGGGTGGCGATTTAGATCTTAACACTAGAAATATCACTGGTACTGGTAATGTTAATGTTGACGGCGGTATTAGTGCAACCGGCGGATTACTTGTTTCTGCAGGTCTTACTCAATTACAAGGTGGGACAGAAATCGAAGGTTACTTACAAATTGAAGGAAGCTCACTAACAAATACAGATATCTTAGTAACAACTAATGCTAATGGTTTAATTGGTAAAGTTGCTGGTTTCCAAATTGACGGTAGTGGTAACTTATCTATTCCTGGAGCAACCACTGCAAGTGGTAACATGAATGTCACAGGTGATATAACTGCAACAGGCACTATAACAGCAGCAAGTGTTGTAAGTGGCGGCACAGGAACTCCAAGTATTAGTACAGGTGGCGATTTCTTATTCGAAGTAGGCGGTAAATTAGAAATACGCCATGGGCAACTAGGTATTGGTGCAGAAGCAAGTTTGCCTACAACAAATCTAGACAACGGCGACTTCTTATTTTACTCTTCTATAGGTACATTTGCAATTTATTCAAACCAGTTTGATGGCGATGGAACACAGGGTTGGTACTATTTGCCTTCTAGACTAAGTCCTTATCCACTAGCATTACCTAACTTGTCAAACGCACAGAGAAATGCTATTACAGGTAAATCAGGACATATGATTTTTAACACAGATAATGGTAATGTCGAAGTGCATGACGGGACTGCCTGGAGAACAATTTCAATATGAGTCATAGAGAATACAATATTGTTATTAAAAAAGGCGCAAATTTATCAGAAGTTGAACAGGACTTACAAGGACCGAGTGGTAGCTCAACTATTCCAAGCCGCAGAGTTGATATTGTAAATCCTAGACCAGGTAGTACTAGAATAACAAGTTTTGCTTTATCTGAAGCAGAAGTTAAACAATTGCAACAAGACAATCGTATTGAAGCTGTAGAAATTCCACCAGAACAAAGAGACGATATAGAAATTGGTTTACATGGCAGACAGGTAGGAAATTTTGACAAAACTAGTTTAGATAATGGAAATTATCAAAACTGGGGATTAAAACGTTGTATAAGTGAATCATTAAACTACGGCAGCACAGGTGGTCCTACAGACAACGATAACTATGATTATAGTTATGATGGAACAGGAGTTGATGTTGTAATTCAAGATAGTGGTATACAAGTTGGTCATCCTGAATGGAATGATTACACAGGTACAACAAGATTACAACAAATAGACTGGGCTACAGAAAGTGGTTTGAGTTTTACGCAAAGTGCTAATCATTATAGAGATTATGACGGACACGGTACACATTGTGCAGGTATAGCAGCAGGTTTAACATTTGGCTGGGCTAAAGGTTCTAGAATATATGCACAAAAATTGTCTGGCTTAGAAGGCTCAGGTGATAGTGGAACAGGAATAAGTATTACAAATGCATTTGATGCAATACGTTTATGGCATAACAACAAATCAGGTGCCGATGCTGGTCGACCTACCGTAGTAAATATGAGTTGGGGATATGGATATGCTCTTTATCCATCAGATATTACTACAGGAAACTATAGAGGAACTAGTTGGAACTTTGCTAACGACTATGGTAGTAATAGCACTACACTTTGGACCAACACAGGAATAGTTTTTCCATATTATACAGGTGCTTTAGGATCTAATACAAGAATGCCTGTAAGAGTTGCTTCAGTTGATGCAGAGGTTGAAGATATGATATCTGCTGGCATACATGTGTGTATTGCAGCAGGAAATACTTTATTTAAAATTGATGTACCCGGCGGTCTTGATTATGATAATACGGTTACTAGAAGTGGATCTCCTGAATATTATCACAGAGGAAGTTCTCCTTATAGTGAAAATGCATTTATGGTAGGAAATATTGATAGTGCTTTGTTTAGTAGTTTAGATCATAGAGCATTTAGTAGTTGCAATGGCCCAGGAACAAATATTTGGGCGCCAGGCAGTGACATAATGAGTGCTACAAGTGCTATAAATGATTATGGAGCAAGTGGTAACTACTATTTAGATAGCAATTATGAACAAACAAATATAGGCGGTACAAGCATGGCTGCACCGCAAGTTGCAGGTGTAGCTGCATGTTACTTACAAAAAAATTCTACATTAACACCTGCACAACTTTTTACCGAACTTACAACAGATGCAACTAGCGTAATATATGATACAGGAAACAGCGACGATTATACTAACACAAATAGTGTTTGCGGATCTCCTAATAGATTATTGTATAACAAATATGGTTATCCTCCATTCTCAATGAACTTGAGTTTTAGTTTTACAAACGGAGCAACTATCACATCGTCATAAATATTAAAAACGGAGATCATTATGACTATTCAAACAATCAATGTGGGTTCTTTAGCAAATGACGGTACAGGGGACGATCTAAGAGAAGCATTTATAAAGGTTAATCAAAACTTTGCGGAACTAGATACTAGATCAGAGGCTACAACTGCAACAAACGTAGGTACAAGCGGTGCTGAAGTTTTTAAAGAACTTGTAGGAAGCGAACTACAATTTAGAAAAATTACAGGCGGCAATGCTATAACCGTTACACAAAATACAAATGAAATTGAAATTTCAAGTGTAGCAGGTCAATATATACTTAGAGATGATTACGATACCAGTCATGTTACTGGTGCCGGCACCGTATTAGCATTTAAAGATACTAATGCTATGAAAGTAAGAATTAATCCTAACGATACTCCGTATCCGAGTGTTACATTTGATAGTAAATTAGCATATGATCCACAACCAGAATTATACAACAATTTAAATGCAAGAAACTTTGATATTTTTAATGTTACAAATATCAACAACGTTGATACAGCAGAACTTGAAAAGGCATTTG